CTCCGTCATTTTTATTAAGTTTTACGTTAATTACTCTTGTATAATCATTTATTGAATTAATTGAAAGATTATTAAAATCTTGATATGTGAAATGATATTGTTGCATAAGAAGTAATTGTTGTTGTATTAGAGATTCATAATCGTGTACAAAACATAAATATATTATATTTATAATTATAGTCATATTGTAGGAAAATCTACTACAAAATTCATCGTTTACATGATATACATATGTATCGTTTAATTTATCAAGATATGTTTCTATATACGAAGTGCATTTCTTAATTAATGATAAAGGTATATGACTATAATTGTCCGGATTAACATTTAATATTATATCTTTATATTGAATTTGTTTAATACAAGAAGCAGCTAGCATAGAATTTATATTTGGATAGCCTATAGTAATCTTATAATTATCGATATGATAAATGCCTTCTGTATCGCGAGGTAAGTTTTTAAGAAAATTATCTTCATAAATTATTAATTCTTTTTTTGATACATCTAATTTTATACAATCATTAGTTTTTATAAATTTTTCAGCTTTACATTTTTTTAAAAAATCTATAATATTTTTACTTGGAATTCTTTCGGTAATATATGAAAATACTTTATCAAATTGTTTATCTTTATAAAGTTTCGAAACTTTTAGGACGTCGTTATAACTTATCATTTAATCTATTTGCCACCGTCGCCGTCACCTTCTTCTTCTTCCAGCGCAGGTGGCCTGTAGCCGTCATCCGGTTCGGGTGGACCAATAAATGGAGCACCTAAGTCTATGGACTTATCCTGCGGCTCAACTCCTTCAGACAGAGGTGTCGGGCCTTCACTCTTTTTCGGGCCTTGATGGAACTGGCCGCCCTTCTCGAACATATACGCAAAGGCTGGATCTTTCCGGAACATCTCCTTATTTTCTGGCTTGGCATTGGTGCGCTTAATCTCGGCTTCCAGTCGGCTCCCCGGTGTCGTGCCTTTTTCAAATTCACCTGGGTGGCGTTCCTCCGCGGCCTTCTTCCTATTGGCGTCGACTACATGAGCCGACGTGAGAGTACCTTGACCGTAGTCAATATCCGATCGCGGATTGAGAGGCACGCCTATCCGTTTTAGTTCCTCTTGTAAATATGCTTCTTCAGCTATTTGAGTTTTATCCATCTTATCTGGAGTCAATTGGTAGCGTGACTCAAAATCGGATACCTTTTTCTGAGGCGGAAGTTCACTCGGCTTGTCCTCCGGACCAGCATCAACCTTTTTCTGAGGTATGTCATATTCCGCGGTAAATTCTTCCCGCGGGCCGATGAAGTCTGATGGTTTTTTGCCGAGGTATGGAATTTCATGTAACGGCTGGCCTTCTTCAGGTAATTTAAACGATTCAAATGGATTGAACTTTGCGCCACGCACCGGTATACGAACATCATACTTAGAAAAACGCCACCCGACAGCTACAGAACTCATTTTCGTGTCACCGTCATATTCTGCTACATTAGCATCTTTTATTACATATGGAATACAATCTTTATATGTATAAATTTTTGTAACCGACGGTGTGTCATCAGATGTGTTACTCGTTTGTTTTGATATAAAATATATTGTGACATCTGTAACTAATTGTACATCTCCCATATTACCATATACACTATATAATTGAATCCATGATCTAAATATACTATCTATAATACTTACATTAGTTTCAGAGAATTGTATACTTAAATCATTATCGGGAAATTCTCTTGACTCCATAAATGGACCAACTGGTAATAATCCATTAATTAATGTACCTTTATTATTTACAGATGTAGTTTCTGTAGTAAGATCAACACCTGTTGCCAGAAACATCCAATTATTTCCTCCACCAAAGAATGGTTTAAATACTTGTTCTTTAACTACATTTAATCCAGTTGACCATCCAGTACCGGGTCGTAGCCCTAACTTATCTACATGTTCTTCATATACAGGGCTAGGTAGGTCGGCGATCGAAACTAGAAAGAAATTTTGTGCAGCTGGGAAAGTTGCAAACTCTAGTAATAGCTCATAGAATTTTTGTCTAAGATCTGTTACACCAGAGCTTTCTAATTGAAGGCTGGCTGCCATGTAAATATTTAAGGCAATTAACCTAATACTGCGCCTGCTAATTTACCTATAGCATTAACAGTACCACGTATGGCAGGATCTCTCCTGAAGAATTGATATGCCATAGCTACAGTAACTGTAGCGACTTCTCCGTCCCCAGACATCGAATAACCAATCTCGCCGCAGTCAACAGGAAAGACACCATGAAGTTTGTATGTACGCATTGGTTCAAACTTAGTATTTAATTGAACTAATGTAATAGTACTATTATTGTGAAGAATACCATCACCTGTAGTAGTTTCATCGTTATAGGTTTCAGTTATCCAATTCTCCATAGCTATACGAGCACTTGTTGTTGCATCACAATAAAAATCCATTGTATAAGAATCACTATTAGTATATGAAACAGTCCCTGGAACTCGAAATTCAAACCCATTATATGGTACAGGCTTAGTCGCGATTGTTTTGCCTGGCAAAGCAGCAGTTGTTGCATATACTAAATCGTCTTCAGTAAAAACAGGAAGACCTTTATTAGAGACGTCTAATACACGAAATTGAAAGTCGCGCGCGAAGTCTCTTGTTTGTGCTACCTTATAAAAATCTTGAATTGTTTGTTTGATATCAGCCATGATGTTATAATTATTTAGTGTTTACTTTAATTTATTGTCCAACTATTTCCTGAAAATTAACGTCTGTGTTAACGGCGTAGAAGTTAACTAATATAAACTCTGCTGCACGAACAGGTTTCAAATAAATATCTACTCTTAGTTCATTCTCATCAATAACACTAGCAGGGTTATTCCTGTCATCACAAACAATAAGGTAATCATATATACCTTCTGTCTGTTTACAATTTTCAAACATCGGTGTTAATGTATTAACAACCTTATTTCTTGTTAAGAACGTATTAGGTTCAAAGACGAAGAATTTTAAGGTCTGCCGCGTTCTTTTCTCTAAATCGAGGAACAATCTACGAACATTAATTCTATCAAATGCCGTAGGTTTCCGTTGTAAAGTCTTTTGACCAAATATAACTATTCCTTCAGCAGGGAATTGTGTAACAGGGTTAATTGCAATCCTATATAATTGATCTCTTTGTCGTTGTGTCGGACTAACAGCAATATCATTTACACCACTAACTATGCCGCGGTTGAAACCAGCTGGTGCATACCAAGGTGCATATGCAGCATCGTTCTGAGCAAAAATCTTTGCAGCGACTCCAGAGAATGGAATCCAAATTTGCTTACCGCTCGTACCGTCCCAGACTTTAGCCCAGTTACCATATGTTGTAGCAAAGTTACTATTTGCAGTTCCGAATTGATGTCTTAATGGCCAATATACATGCTTACTAAAGTGTTTAGTTTTATCATCAAGAACTTTACCGTTATCTCCTTGCACGACTAATGGACGTAAAGCATCAGCAATAAAAATATGATCTTTTCGTGTCTGTCGTGCGAATGTTTCAAATCTATTAAAAATAGTTCTATAATTGTCCCTAAAGGCAATTTGAGTAGATCCTTGCATGTTTTGATCTGGTGTAAAGAACCCAGTACTACCAGAACCAACATCAATATAATCTGTATCTCTAAATACACCAGTATTATCGTAAGTGGTGGATCCGGTAGCTTTTGCAAATGTATGTACTGTACCTAGACCCGCTTCAATAGATACATCGATCTGAAATACATCAACATTTTCAGCAATTTCAAATATTCTATCCAATTTATCAGGAATACTACCAACAGATTTAGTTATATTATCAGTTGAATGAAATACCCCTAATGGATATAATCCGTTTTTAGTGACGTCAAAATTTCTGTGGGTTTCTGACCCGCCTCCACCAACATTACCGAACCAGCCTCCTCCCAGTGGACCTTCCCACCATAATTTTTCAATAGCAGCAGCGTTGGCCGAGGCGTCGCCATTAGTAACTCGTACTGTCTTTGTTGGGGCATCACCTTTAGTTGATGTCCAAGATCCACTATGGTCACTAATATTCGGATTCACTAAAATTTTAACATTTGGTGAACCGTTTTCAACATTTTCAATAAATAAAGATTTTTTTGCGCCGCCTCGATCATCTTGAACTTTTCGTCTAGAATCTAAAGATCCAGTATATCCTTCAGCCAAGAAATTAGTTAATTCTAATTCTGTATTAGAAAATGGCGTATTACGAATCTTAAAAACACCTACATTGATAGTATCTTGAAATTCTGGTCCATCAATATCAATTTGAGAAAGTGTTTCTAATGTTCTACTTACATTAGATTTCGGGTCAACATATGAACCGCTTAATTCAAACCCTAATCGAGATGTTGGTATAGTAGCAAACCCAGTTGACACTGTAGCACCGCTTGTGGTAGTAGTGAACACTGATGTAACTGATGTAAAGTTAGTAGCCGGGTTAGTTTGGCGGCCATCAGTCATCCCGACGTAGTAACCTTCATATTCATTATTAGTTACAGTCCCGCCTGTATTAAGTACAATTATACCAGCTCCAGCGGCGGAGGTGAAATCACCTGTGAACACCGCGTTACTACCAGCAGAACCAGCGTCAGTCCAAGTTACATTACCTTCTTTTGCATTATTATATTGAGCTTCATTTAACTGAACTAATGTTGGTTGTCCGATTACATAATAATTTGAAGCGCTTAAGCTACTAGAGAATTGATCGACTCCTCCTATTGCACTGACAGTTTGAGACCATATTTGACCTGTAACTAAAGTTTTGTCAACTAAGCTTGCAGATAAAGTTTGTAGAGCACCAGTCGGTGTATAAGGTATCGTGTCGGTTATTTCTATTCTATGACCGGCGACGGTGCCCATCACCCCCGCTGATAAAGAATGTGATCCCGAATATCCGGAAACTGTAGTAGAAATAAATGATAAATTATCATTACTATCTTTTACTGTCAACTCAATTGCAAGATTATCACCTGACAGACAATCAGCCAAAGCGCTGACCGCGGTCGTCTCAATATCTAATGTCGTAGGTGTGAAAGCACTAATAGTTGCTGTATTAAGACCAACAACAGGATAAACTAGAGCAGAATATTTTCTAATACCTTTATTGGCGCCGTAAGGTAAACGAGAAACAAAAACATTTGCATCACTATTAAACACTTGCCGTGCAGAATGATAAAAATATCTCTCGGCTGCATTTGTAGGACTTCCGTAAATCTCTTCAAATTCTGCAAACGTTCCTACATTAAAGACTTCGTCTGTTGGTCCTTGATTAGAGAATCCAGCTATAAACACACTAGTCCCGACTGCGGCTGCAGGTCGTTGTGTTAGATCGATTTCTCTTATTTCTATTCCTGGTGATTGGATTGTTCGTCTACTCATAGTAAAAACCTTTACAATTATTTATTGTTTCTCGCAAACATATTTTAGTTGATTTAGCGAAATAAGCAGTATAATATAAATATATGAAGGGTATTATCTTAGCTGGTGGTACAGGTTCTAGAGTTTATCCTAGTACAAAAACTGTTTCCAAGCAACTTTTACCAATTTACGACAAGCCTACTATCTATTATCCCCTATCGACTTTAATAAAATTAGGGATAAAGGATATAATGATTATTACAAGCGCTCAAGTGTATGACCCTTTATTGCGTTTATTTAATCAAACAGATAAACCACGACCATATTTAGGGATTAATTTTACTTTAAAAGTACAAATGTCTCCTGCGGGTATAGCAGAAGCATTAATTATTGCTGAAGCGTGGCAAGGAGATGATGATGTATGTTTAATTTTAGGTGATAATGTATTTACTGGTATAAGAAAACCGGAACTCAACAGTAATAAGGCTTGTGTTGTAAGTTATAAAGTTTCAAATCCGTCCGATTATGGTGTTATAGAGTTGGAATGTAAGAATGATGAGTTAAAGGTAGTTTCAATTGAGGAAAAACCAGATCCACCTGCCAGTAATTTAGCAGTTACTGGCATTTATTTTTATGATAATACTGCTGGAAAAAGAGCAAGAAATTTAAAACCATCAAAAAGAAATGAATTAGAAATTACTGATTTGAATAAAAGTTACCTACAGGATAATGTATTAGGGCATAATAGTTTAGATAGTAGCTATGCATGGTTTGATACTGGTAGTCCTGATGAAATGTTCGCTGCGTCTATGTATGTTAAATCTATACAAGACAGAACAAATACTATGATTGGTTGTATTGAAGGAGAGTCATGGCTACAAGGAAATATTACAGAAAAAGAGTTTAAAAAAATTGTTGAAAAAATGCCTAGTTGCTCTTACAAGACTAATGTTGCGATGAGCTATTTTTGGGATTAAATTAATTTTGCCTCTATCTTTGTAAATTCAAAAGTAGCAGATGATGTAATTTCAGCTTCATTAGTATAGTCCCATTGAATTTCAGCTAATTTAGTTGGAAATGCTCCAATATAGTCCCATTGAATTTTTCTGTTTTCATATTCATCTAAACCGTATACTGTTAAATTAGATGAATATACGGGTAATTGCTGAGAAGGGCTCATTAACTCTTTAGGTGATTTATATTTTATAATATCATCTTCATTAAAGTTACCAGTTTTAATATCATTAATAATATCGAGCCATTTATATATTGCCCAATAATTATTAAATTGGTTGTCAATTTTAAAATTTATATTTAAAGATTCATATGCTGGTCGAGCATGAGAACTAACTTTTATAGTTTGTGCTCCATACGGAATAGTTTTTTCAGGAATACTGACAGTAGGAGTTACTGTACCTGCAATACTAATTTCTAAACTATTAGCGTCAATTCTGTTTGTATTTCTAACTATATTATCTACAATATTTTTTATACCTTCAGGTAAATTTAAAACTAGTATAAATTTATCTTGTCTATTTTTATTAAGTGGTGCTTGGTTCATACTCTAACATATCCTTGTGCTTGTAGTTCTTCCATATCTGTATTATAATTAGGTCCTTCGTCTGAACTTAAAATATTTATATCTTCAAAGTAAACTGGAGGTGGTTTCCAAGTATCATCAATATTTTGCATTTTATAATCTTGTAAAAAGTTGCTGAACTTTTGATCAATATATGGCCCTAGTTCTATTTTTGCGGGGCGTTGATTATTATCAATTTCTAGTACATTATAATATTTTTGTATAACGCTATTTTCTAAAATTAATAATGCCCAAACCATTGCCATTACTCTATCATCATAATCAAACCCAGGTTGAGCTGCCCAAGACCCGTTGGGGTATCGTACAAAATTTTTCAGTTCTACGACAGCAGGTTTTGATCTTATATCGACACACTTAATATCATTAATCCAATATCTCATATTAGTAACACCTTTATATTTGGTATTAGTGTGAGCGTATACTCCTAATCTGTCATACTTTACCTGACCTACTTTAGGAGACCAATTAACTATGCTTCTGTAATTATATTGGTGATATAAATTATCTACGACCTGACTACCACAATTATTTCTTTCTATTAATACAGGAGGTGCTCCCCAGTGATAACATATGTCCCGGACTTTAGTAGTAAATTCAAATGGGTTAATTTCATTAGATGCATATTCTGCAACTTGTTTTATATCCTGTAATTCAGTAATATCTAAAACTTGTATAACACTAAAATTTTGACCGACTCCTTCTGCTACATCAACTCCAATAGTATATAAATGATCTTTATCGGGCTCTTCCCATACTTTATAACATCCGTCATCAAATACATATGTCGGTTCTGTTACTTTTGCTAATAATTTTTCAAAGAAAATTTCATCAATAAATGAATCACCAGTATCAAGAAACATGCAATCAAACTCTTGCGCAAAGGCTTCTTCACTGCCTATCGATTTAATTGTGTCGTGCTTCCATTGTTCATCTCTTCCAGGAACCTCATGCCATAATATTTTCTCTGATTTCCAATTATTTGTTCCTTTTTCTGCTTCTGTATATAATGTATGAAATAAATTACCGCTACCATTAGGAGTAGATGCTACAAATATTTTAGATTTTGTTGATGCAGAAATAATAGGATATACTGAGCTCCAAAATTGTTCGACAAGATTATTTGGAATAAAAGCTAACTCATCTAAAATTAGTACATTAACAGATTCTCCTCGGCCAGCGTCTGAACTTGTAGTACTAATACCAATACTACTACCATTTGCTAATTTCATAGAAGTTTTACCGTATTCTACAACACCGGGTTTGAGATAATTTGGTAAATTTTCATATGCTAATCTCACTCTTGAGAAAATACTAATAGCAGTCTGTTCTTTATTAGCAACAATTAATATACGTTGATCGTCTTCAAAACAAGCAATCCATAGAGCATAAATTGTCATCATAGTAGTCTTTCCAGTCTGTCTACTAGCTAAACAAGCTACAAATCTATGATCTCTTAAACTACGTAATACTCTTTTTTGATAAGCATATAAGTTTATTAACATTCGACCTCGATCAAGATTAACAATGTGAAAAAAGTTTTCGGCAAAGTGAAGAATGTTTTTTCTGGCTTTCTTAAGAGACTTTACCATGTCAGGAGTCCATTCGTACTCCATATTAGGATTAGGTAAATTTGTATTACCTAAATAAAATTTATCGTCTTTTTTTAGCC